GTATTTTTTAATTTGCGGGCTGCTCTTATTTCGACATCGTCTAAATAAAAAGCACGATAAGTAGAATCGGACACTTGGAGTTCTCTTTCCTCCGGGATGGAGTCTTCGAGTGAATGGACTACGATAAGAGGAGTTTTGTTAGCTAAGGCAGTTTTCACTAAATCGTGATACTGTGGCGAGGGTAGATACAAAAGAGTTGAGGGGTCAAACGGGTCGACAACGACCACGTGGCCGATGGCTTTCTCCCATTGGACCCGGTACCATAGGCGCTCAGCGCCGGTACTGTAGGGTCGGCACGATAGATCGCGGGAAACAAGAGCAATCTTGGGACCTGAAAAAGTACAAAGGATCATCATGTCGTTTATCAATAAGACGCCATGGAGCGGAGTTTCAGAGTGCTATCTAGTGCTCTGAGCCCGTCATCCTCCGAGTCCACCCTAACTCTTACGGCACATCAAGGATCCTTTTTCTCTTTTATAGAGAAGGATATCCTGTAACGATTCTACGGTGTCTCTGTATGCGTTTCCGTCTCGGTGAGTATCACTACTCATCCGATAGGAAGTGTATGCAAGTCTAGGTTATCGAATGATGCATAACCTAGATGGAGGACCGTCTGGCGTGTTCTGGATGTGCGATTTCAGCCTTCTTATCAATAGGAGGCGGAATCCATCGTTTCACCCTCGCTACCTGCTAGCGTGTTCGGCATTAAATGCCTACCATAGTCGTAAGACTTAACGTAGCAGAGCTAGATACAACCTTTCGCCTCAGAAGTATACAATACTTCTGTGGTACCCTTCGTAGGATACCAGACTGTGGTCTGCTTCCTCCCAGATAACCGTGCTCGCCTTTTCCAGCGAGCCCGTTCCAGGGGCTAGTTTCCTTCTCTAAAAGATGAGAAACGAGTCCTATCCGATACGTAAAAGTGTCGGCTCTCGGTCCCTAGGAGCGTTGCTGCACACTGCCTTGATCGGCGTGTCCGAGAGAGAGGAACTTTGGCCTGGGTCCCTAAACCTGCAGTATAGACCCATTTACTGCAGTAGGAGGAGATCTATATTGGTTAAGACCTCGATCCTAGGTGCCCTAATTCTATTAGGAATCTTAGGGTCAGAGGAAGCATCCAAAGAAGACCC